CGATTAACAAAAGATACCTCAAAGGTTTCATTTACCGCATTTATACCATCAGCTACTCGCTGGGCGTACCCATCCCCAAATTGAGCTACCCTTACCCTAGGTTCGCTTTCCATGGTTAGTGTCTTATCGGGCAGAACTTTCCTATTTAAATTAGGTACTGTGAATCCGATAGTCATTATGATGCTCCGTAAGGATTAAGTATCCCGCCTGACCGTTTCTGATGTAATAACTCTTTCTGAACTGCTGCTGAAATTGCCGTGCCTAGTTGTTCACCTTGCTGTGAGTCAGAAGAGCTTTTTGAACTGCCCCCGTTATCCATATTTACACTAATTGTAACATTGTTTTGATTACTTCCTGCACCGTTTAAAGTCACAGGAATACTGCGATTATCAGGAAGGGGAACTACTGCTTCGTTGCCATGGAGAGTTGCTGCGTATCCTGCTTCCGCGCCTCTTGCCATGCCCCCTCTTGAGAAATTGTTTTTATTCAAAGAATATCCTCCTGCTGCGTATGCAGGACCAAATATTCCTCCTTTCTTTGCTATCAATGTGCCGGCTACCCCGGGCGTCGCCATTGGAGCTTCTATCAGACTGCCGCTGGTGGACGCTGGAGTAGTAGGAAATAAACTCGGCATAGCACTCTGAAGCATTTTCAATACCAGCATTTGAACAATCATTTGTGCTATCATCTTTAGTATTCCAACCGCCATATCCGCAAACGCCTGTTTAGCATTCTTACTGCCATCTACTAACGCCATGAAGGCGCTTTCCATGTTGGACTGAATGCCATTCGCTAATGTTTGTTTTTGTTCTTGAAGTAGCTGCAGCTCTGTCATTACTATCGCAGTTTTTTCTATTTCCTCTAGGTTCTGTTGAGCCATGGTAAGGCCTTGTTCATACCCTCGATTAAGGAGAATCTGCCTGTTTTTAAGAAATTCGGAGCTTAGATTTCTTTTCTCGTCAATTAGGGCCATCTCCCTTACATTTTCAAGTTCTTGTACTTGAGCTCTTTGGAGTTCGCCCACACTAAGAGCTTTCGCATCTCTTCCTGCCGCTTCCACGGCGTTGATACTCCTGTCGAGATCTAACTTCTCCTTACTAATACTCAGGTCGACTTCTACCTTCTCCATGTCGAGTTTGCCCGCAAAGTTGGGGTGTCCTGGATCCTGCATTTCGCCCTGTGGGCTGTAAAGCGGGCCAGTAAAAACTCCTCTCGCAGCCGCTTTCTGCGCGGCGTCTGAACCGTCATCCGGGCCATGGTACACGCTCTCAAGAGTTAGGTTGCTTCTCTTCTTATCGAGCTTACTCTGAGCCTGCTGTTGCTCAAACTCTGCTACCCTAACCTCAAACTCTGCCATCTCCCTCTGGTTATCAGCATTAAGGACAGGGGCACTACGGTAGGCAGGGGCTCCTCTTGCTCGTTTCTCTACTCTCTGTATTTTCTCTTTGAGCTTGGTAATATCGAGTTCATGTACGGCTCTTTTTGCCGCTAGTTCTGTTTGTTCCCTCTCAAAGTGTAGATTAGCTATAACAGCCTTGCCTTGTAATTCCTTAAACTCAAGAATAGACTTCTCAGTCTTTACAAGTTTCTGTGAATTCTCGTAGTTTAACTTTGCTCTTGCTAGCTGCTCGGGGGACATATCAGCGTCCTCCTTTGCTTCCTCGTAGGCCCGATTCGCCCGCGCTTCGCCAGCCTGTGCTTTCAGTAAAGGCACTTGAAGCTTTAACATCTTGGCTTTCTGATTTAAAATTTTACCTTCAATAGAGTAGCCTAGAGTTTGCATCTTAGCTTGCTTAAGATTAAAACCAAGAATATCCTGCTCTATCTGACGCTCCGTGCCTATAAGCTGATTTATCCTTCCTAGGATTGCCTCTTTCCTTTCCTTTTCTTTTCTATGAGCCTCCAATGATGCCTGCTCAGCCGCGATTTCCTTAGGTGTTCGCTCAGGGTCCGCTAGCTCCATGATGCTAGGACTTACTCTTGTCTCCATGCTCGGCCCGAATACCTCGGGCGCCCTTGCCTGGATGTTCGCATCTGACCTAAATGCCCCACGATAGCCCGCCTCCAGATCGAACTTACCATTTTCGTCTGTAAAAGGAAACCGAAAGTTTCTAAAAGCCTTCCCTTTTTGATAGTGTTGAGACCCGGCTCCTCTCGAATTTGAGGACATTTGCTCTTGCTTTTCGGCACTTGATACACCGGTGTCTGCCATAAAATTCGAGAGAAGCCTCCCTTTATGCTTACCACTAAGGATCTCATTCTTATCATTAGCACGTACTAGCCAGGCAGCATACGCCGCTTCCTCAGCCCGCATCACCCTCTCAATTTCCAAAATTTCTTCATCAGCGGCGGCGATCTTGGCTTCGCGCTTTGCAATATCGTGTGTTGCTATTGCCACTGCAATACTCTCAATTTCTTTTATGATTTTTTGCGCGCCCTTTTCAGACTTAGTAGGAACAATAAATTCCTCCATTAGCTCTTTCATAGCCACCGCAGCTTCATTAGCTATTTCAGGCATGTTTTGAAGAGTGGAGCCTATCTCTCTGATATTTGTGTCTAATTCATGAGTCTGCTTTGAGGTTTCCGCACTAATATCAGTAAAGTTTATTAGAGCATTACCATATTCTTTAAACTCGGGGTTAATCCTTTTAAGTAGCTTACCTAGTTCCGCAAACTGTTTTTGCTGCTCTTTATAACCTTTTGTGCTTTTGTCTGTCTCCTCGCGAAAGTCCCGATAAGTGAGAGTAAGATTCTTGATATCTATAGAAGCTAATCGGTTGCCATCAGCTACAGCAGCCGCTTCATTACCGAGACTGCCCGTTCTAGCCATAGAGTATCTCATCTCATTGTTTAAGTTTTTATATTTCTTAACCATTCCGCCAACTTTATCCTGCGCAATTTGCAGCTCGTCAGAAAGTTTATTGAAATGGTTGTATATAAACTTGATCACATCAAAGATGACTAGGGCTATTCCAAGATAGCCTGCTCCTTTCAGTAGTCCGCCCGCACCCTTCACAGCCGCTCCGGCCGCTTTATTGCCAAGACCCAGTTTCTTATTATGTTTCTTATTTTTATCTAACTCTTTCTTCTTATTCTCCGTATCTTTTTTGTCACTTGCCGCTTGACCTTGATCCACTCGATACGCTTTTTTAGTAATATGATCGTCTAATTCATTTAATTCCTCGATGTTTAATTTTCGTAAGTTGCCTGTACGTGTGGCTCCTTCCGCGATCTGCTGTTTAGCGTTCTCTACTGCTCTCCGAGCTGCCATCTTAGATTGGTTATCAGATACCTTTGAGTCTGTTAGATAAGCCATCATACCACCTTTGCCTACTCTACCCACACCTTTTTGGTCCATAAGCTGGGAGGAGGCTCTCGCGGCTTCCGCTTCCGTTCTCTGAGTAACCTTTAAGGCTTTTACCCTCCGCTTCTGCTGGGCCTCAAAGTCCTTAGTATCATTCTCAATAGCTGCGGCTTGTTCCGAAATGCGCATCTCTGCTGCCTTTAAGTCAGGTAACAAGCCTTTTACGATCGGTACACCTATTAGGAGCATAGCAGCTGACATGGCTACAGCACTATCAGATAGAGCGTTGAAAACAGGAGTTAGGCCTGTGATAACTCCTTTTTTAAGTACATTGGACAGCTCATCGAAGGATTTAGTAAACTTTGCCAAAGCTACCGCATCTTTAGACATCAAAGCTTCTATAGAGGAGAATTTACGCTCTGCTTGCTCTAAGGTTTCAGCAGCTACTGCCTGGCCTCTTTCAAAAGCGCTTAACTCTTTTACAGTTTTACCCACTGTTATTGAATATTTACTTAAAGCAGTATCCAGTCTTAGAATAATACCCAATTCATCTAGTAATTCTGGCTCTGCTTTTGTTACACCTCTTATTAAACGATTATAGGAGTCAGTTAAATCTCTGCCTAACGCAAAGGAGACATTCTTAGCAGCAGAAGCTAACCTCTCTAGTTGGCCTGATGATAATCCAGCCGCTGTACCAATAGCTACGCCGCGAGCAGCATCTGCAAATTTTAGCTGAGCCCCTGTTGCTTCTTGGATACTATGGGTGATTGTCTTGTATGCTGTACCAGTAATTGCGCCCATAGCCCTTTGTCCATCTATTAGGTTTCGTAGGTCACTAGCACTTTGAAGGAACTGAAAAGCTGCGGATACAGCAAAAACCTGAGCAGCTAGAGTGGCATACGCGCCTACAAGACCTCCCATTCCTTGCTGCATTTTGGAGAATTCTTTAGTTTGGTTTCCCGACATCTTTGCCGTTCCACGCATATTTCTATCTAGAGTCTTGGCACTCTTGTTTAGTTTATCGGTCCTTTTTGCGGCTTTATCTGCCCCTTTACCGGCTTTATCAAGCTCTATGCCAAGCTTTGCTGCATTAACAGCCACTCGCTTAGTAGTGCCCTTATCATCGATTATAATATCGATATAAACTTGATTTTTCTTTGCCATTAGCCTCTTACATTATGGGTGTATGTTTTACCCCCTTGCTGCGATTTGCGCTCTGATTGTTTACGTCTTTCTTCTTGCTTTTCTAGTCTATACCTCATTATAATATGTTCATATAGCTTCATAAAGTACAAAGTTACTGTAGGATCTGAGACACCGTGTATAGAAAATATGTGCTCGCAGTGTGCCCAATTCTTGCCTAAATAGGAACCACTTGTTCCCTCCCATGTGTCCGATAAAAGATCAAACATAAAAAATGCCACTTGAACTTCATCTGGAAAATCAGAGGGTCCGAGCGGCATTTTGGTAGGGTCTGGTAGTACTCCCATCTGTTCACATATTCGTAGATACTTGTCTAATTCGTAAGAATCGGAATCTGAAACATACCTTTCAAGTAGTGCTTGTATTTCTACTACTTGTTTTTGGTAAAATTTTCAAGATCACCTACGGTATCAGTTACCCAACTATCAAAATCGGTTGCGTTTTTCATCAAGAGTTCAGCATTTTCTTGGTTATAAGGCAACGTATCATTAGGGTCAAGTTCAGTTATATCCACCAAAAGAAGCTCTTCTAAGTATGAATACTTTAGTCCTTTCCACCCTTTTACTACGGATTTACAATACTCTACGATGAACTTTTCATCATCAAAGTCTTCTATAGGCTGATGACTCTTTTTATCCCACTTAGTGCTAAGACACCTTTTCCTTAACTTTACAAGCTCTTCCCGCGCTAGATAACATAAATCTACTGTCATTCCTTCAAATCGAGGGAACTCTACAGAGACTGTCTTGCTTGGAGTCATAAGACTCTTTAGGGAAACCTTGGGCTTAATGCTAGTGGTATTTTCTGTTTGTGTCATGAGTTAGTATATCCTTGATTTTAAAATTAAATTATACGGTATAAGACAATAAATGTCAAGAAGTATTTTTAAGTTGGTGAAAGAAATAAGGGGCCGAAGCCCCTCAATCATTAAGAGTAATCGCCTACTGCGAAGTATCTGACCTCTTCGACCTCGTTCGCTGTTCCAAAATCTGTTGGAAGAGCTGAGAAGGTTGTTTCTAGTGAAATCACATCATCAATATTATGAGAAGGAACTTCAATATGTGCTGTAGGAAACTTAATTAACAGTGCAGGGTCTATAGCATTAGCTGTAGCAGCGCTACCACCAATATGCATATCTACCTTAAACTTATTAACAACTTTTCCCATCGCGCCGATTGAAGTAAGATCATTAAAGAACTGTCTTGAAGTACCGTTCGTTAAATCGCCATCTTCCAATGCTAAGTAACATGTTGCTGTTCCTCCGGAATTTCGGCTTCCTGTTACGTGCTCCAGAGGCTTATTAATAGCTCCGAGCTCTTCAGGTACCAGATAAGTAATATTATTTGCAATATTAAAATTACCTCCGGTCAGCGTAAGTGAGTACTTACCATTAGAGATAGTACCAGAATTGTCGTCATATACACCATCTGCATCAACTGCGATTATGCCAGTATTACCTACCGCCTCTGCGGCAGTGGCATGCAGGGTAAGACTATTAGCATCTACACTGCGTACGAAATTGTGGGTTCCGTTAAGACTGGTAACTCCTGTACAGCCTGTGATAAAGCACCGGTCCCCTGTAGTGAACCCGTGGCCTGTTACAGTAATAATATCATCGGTATTGTCATCAAGAGTAGTAATTACATCATGATTACCGGGGAATATACTAGGAATCTTATCTGTAGCATCTGCTGCTTCAATTACAACAGAAGTCAGCCGGTTTCGAATAAAGTTCTTAGTACTAGTAGTACCTTCATCGATTGCTGCAGTTAAAGACACATTGCCGCTTCCGGGCACGGTACTAACAAGGTTAAACTGCCTTCCTGCAACATTATCAGTATCAATAAAGACATCTCCTAATGCTATAGCTTTGCCGTCTTTTCTTCCTAATGCACCTGTTGCATTGTGAGCAGGGGCTGAGGTACCTATAATTACAGTACCCGATACATCTTGAATTTCTTTTGCCATTCCAGTCCAGTTCAGAGTAGCGATACCATCGACGTCAAAGTCAACAGATACTTCGTTAACAACGGCCTCGGGCATACGATATACAAGAGGATTACTGGTTGCGGTATCAATCAAGAAGAAGATTGTAAAGGCAGTCATAGCTGACCTATTAGATTCTGTAAGTTTAATTACTGAACCAGTTGCTGCATTACCTGGAGAAATAACAGGTCCTGAAACAGGTGAAACTGTTCTTGTAAAAGAACTAGATGAGTATGTATCTGCGCCAAACATAGCTGCCCATAATACTTCTTCTACCGCGTGAGTCTCAGCAGCTGTGTCCGCTGCAACGTTACCTGCGGGAAGGCCTCCTCCGGTATTAATTTTTGATAAGAAAGGTCGAACATAAGTACTAAACGACCACTCAGCAGGCGCTAACGAGTCTGTAAACATACGACGGCCTCGTCTACTAATTCCTGCACTACTTTCCATTTCGGAAAGAGTTATCTCAGACGTATTTGTTGTTTGTGAAAAGCTATAGCCATCCAGGATGGGTACTTCCCACAGGGATCCCGCTCCTAACTGAGCAGGCGTTTCTGTGTTAGCCGCAGAGTTACGAAACTGTATAAACATTCTCGTATCCCGACTAAAATATAATTGTTGAGCCATAGTTTTATCTCCCTATGAACTTGAAAAGACTGGTCGTGAATGTTTATTCGTGCCAGTATTTTCTTAGTAACGAACCTCTATAAGAATTTCTCCAACCCCTAGAGGATCTAATACACCTTCATCAGTATCAATGCTAAGTATAGTAATTTGGTTGGTGTTCTGCTCTAAACCATTTCTATCATAGTATAGCAGTCTACTATTTTCCTCAAGAACAGCTTCTACATCTTCTAACAGCTCATCTAATGCATTTACTGAATCTTCTTGGTTTACATAACAGCGTACTGTTACATTTAGAAACCTGTCTTTGTAGCCTCCAGCTTGGTACTGCCTGGTCTCTGATCCAGCATTCAAATGAATAGCAGGAAACTCCTCCACCTCGTCCCAAAACTTTAATCTAGCACTAGTCTCTGCAACTGCCTGATAGTACAGGCCCCTTCCATCAATCTTGGCTAGGATCTCTGCCAGTGCTTTAGTAATACCCCCTCTACGAGATGTATATCTTCTTTCCAGTGCCACTACAGTCTCCTAGTATAGAATCTTCCTATAGCTAATTCAGCAGCTACTTCTCTTATAGACCTATCTATCAGTTTTCTAGGGTCTCTCTGAGGGTTTGCCCAGGGAGCGGATCCTTCGCCTACTTCAAATATTTGGTAAGGGCTCTTAGCGTAAGTATACCCAAAGCTTGGATGCCCATGCTTTGTCATGTTTACATCTTTTACTTGTACACTATTTGCAAACCTACCTGTTGTATTTACTAAGCCAGGAGACCCCATATTCTTTCGTACAGTTGAAGTCAACTTCTTGTTTATCATTGCCATGTAGCTAAAAGGGCTTACAGCGCCTGTCTTTTTCTTCTTTTGTCTTGATACGATGGAGCCTCTATCAATACCTGAATCCTTGACTATAGGAGTTTTCTTTTTCTTTTTTATTTGCTTCCTAGATGTGCCGGAAGTATTTTCGTTTATTCTCTTTGTTCTATCGCCCACTACCTTAGTACCCTTACGCTTCGTTGTAGGAGATAATCCTTGAAGAGTTACCATTGTCAGCGCGGATATTAAGGGAGTAGACCCTTCCATTGTAGCTATATCTTGCAAGGCTATATTCAACTCTCTAACTGCGTTTTCTTCTTGTAGTTTTGCTTCTTGGTTAGAAACAGATTTCTGCCAACTAAGAATAGGAACGTAACTCTTCTTTAACTTACCTTTACTATCAATTATCTGGGAGTGCTGTATGTCTAGAGTCATCGTATTCTTATAAGTGGTTAAAACTTCTTGCAATATTCCTTTGTCTGCAACACTGCTTCTAGCTATCATACTCTCTGCTTTAAGGGCATTCACTGCCGAACTAGCTAACCCTCTTCCATCCTCTTCGTGCCCTAGTTGTGCCCCTGCTTTAGATCCTTGTCCTCCTAGTACTTTGAATGATTCAGCATTCTCGGCTTTATCCAGCTTTAGCTCTTCTGATACTATAGTTCCGAGCTTGCCATTGCCTCTTTTCTGTCTTTTTATAGTATTATAAGAGCCTATTATATACGCCTTTTCGTTACTATTTATTTTAAGCGTTGATTTTGCTTCTATCAGTTCATTTAATCGAGCGGGTACTTTCACATTTTTTTGCTGTGTCTGTAAGTATAGGTCCCACCTGTTCCATATACGATCAACTTTTGCTCTTGTTACAGTGGCCTTCCCAAAAATCTCTTTTATAATAGACTTAAACCTTAACTTATTTATAACTAGTATCTGCCCTTTCTGCCGTACTAAGCCTCTTCTGCTTAATTCAGACTCTCGGGAGGTCATACCCGCAAGAACTCGTTTAGCTAGTGCGCCAACGGCCACTTAAAAGTTCTTGTACAAGTCTAAGACTCGCTTAATATGGTCTGGAAAAGAAACATTATTTGTCTGACTAGAGCTACTTTCATTTTGTATACTGGCACCTGCAAGGCTTTGTCGAGATTTATGCTCGTCTTTTAAATAGTATGTAACTAAATCTAATACCGCTAACTTAAGGTCTGCGGGTACTGTAGAGTAGCCGGCAGTATACACAACTTTAACGGTCTCTATACCTGTGGGCCAGTTTTTGTACCCAGTAGCAGTTGTTCTAAGGATACAGTCCGTTGATTTATTAAGAGCGTACTCTTTTGCGCCGGTAGTAAGGGTAGTTAGAGTAGCGCCATAAGAGAGGGCTTCTTGTACACTTACTATTACATTTACAGGGCTTTCTGTTAATTGTACTATGTGGGTAGCCCAGTCAAGATTAAACGTCTCCGTTTTATTCGTAGAGAAAAAGTCTACGAAGCTATTACCACAATAAGTTTTCACTAATTGACTTACAGACGGGATTAAAACATTTAGGCGTGCGTCTTCTTTAGGCTGAGATATACCCTCTGCCGTTTTATACTCCTGTAATGTTATTAAATCTGCCATATTCTATAAGTCCATAAGTAAAAACTTAGGGGAGATAAACTCCCCCTCGTTTCTATACTTTCTAACTATTACGAGTTAGTTTGCTTCAGTGCAACAACAGATACATCAGTAGTACCATTGTTACCACGTAACTGGTTGAAGCCAAGTGACTGACTAGCAACGATTACGTTACGCTGATTCAGAACTTCATAGTCCTGCTCAACTGAGACACCACGCAAACGTGGGATAACAAAGTTCTTAACGTTAACTGCATAACCAACAGAAGCTGTATTAGCTTCAGTTTCGACTGCATCAGACACGATTACAGGAGTTCCGTAGATTGCACCTACGCTACCTGTGATCTTAGTAGCTATGTCGGAGCCTACATCAGTGATATCAGCGAATGCTACATCAGCGATGAGGTCGTAATAACGAGCCTGAGATACTATATAAACCAAGTCCGAAGGTATCATGCCGTACTTACCCATCATCTTACGAGCTGCAAGGAATTCAGCTGCAGTAACTACAGTATCAGCTGCACCTGTGGCATTAAGAACGTCTACTTTAACGCTGCCTGCGAGAGCTTCGAGGCCGTTAAAACCTTCTGATGCAGCCGTTGCATTAAGAATAGCAGAGTCTACCGCACGAGCATGTGCTCTAGCAACACCTTCAACAAGCATTGGCATCAAGTTAACAAGGACTTCTTCGTCAATGTTATTTTCCATGAAAGTAGTCGAAACTAAACGAATAGCTTTCAGGATTATTTGATTAGCATTATACTGATTAGCGTTCTCTTGTGGCCGGTTAGTTAAGTTACCACCAGTAACAGTGTTAGAACCCCAAGTTGCAGGAAGTACGTCAGTTTGAATTGGTAACACTTGAGTCTGTGAATTAATAGTAATTTCACGGAAAGCTTGTGCCAATTTCAACTCAGACATGATCTCTTTCTCGATTTGAGTAGAGACTTCTTGAGCGATGTCAGGAGCATTACCTGCACCAGCATATACTACGCCGGCTTTTTCCATTACATCTTTAGAGTAGCTAGTATCCCAGCCTTTACCAGTCATTACACCAAGTAAATGTCCATACATAAGCTCTTTACCGAACTTAGACAACTCTTGAGTTCCAGAACGATCAGAGAAAGTTCTCTTGCTGTTCTGCATAGCTGTAATTTCAGCTTGCTTCTCTTCAAGGTCTGCTTTATACTTTTCGATAGTCTCAGAGGCGTCTACTTTATCAGCAGCCATCTCTTTACGAATATCTTCCATCAAACGCTCAGCACCTGATTCTACACCAGATAC